GTTGACATATTCCACAATAACACCTTGCCCCATTTGAATAGATGAATCAACGTCTAAAAGGAACTCATATACTCTTTGTGTCCCTGATGCCTGACCTGTAAAACTGTTACTTGTGCTTACTTCATTCACTTCTGCCCACACTTGCTTATTGAATGTAAAAGCAGGCTCTACACCATCAACTCCCGTTGTTTCACCTGGCAGAATGATATTTATTATTTTGCGTTGACCTACCCCCATTATGCGTACCTCCAATTTTTATGTTTACCGGAAGTATTGTTACACCTATAATATATTTTCATTTCACTTGTTCCAAAAAATAAAGCGGCATCTTTAGTAGATGAAAAAACACGATCAACCATCTTTTCTATATCATAATAAATAATAGGTCTACCTTTTCTCGTTTTCCTATTTAGGGTTTTATATGAATGTGATATATTTTCGCTTGCTGTTGCCCACTCTAAATTATTCGCTCTGTTATCGTTCTTTACCCCGTTTTTATGATTAACCTCTCTTTTATTTTCAGGGTTAGGTATAAATGCTTCTGCGACAAGCCTATGGATACTTTTGCTATGGTACTTGCCGTTATAATAAAGTTTTACTCTGTTATATGATCCCCAATTAAGTTCAGTCTTGAGTATTATATCTTTATACGTACTCTTAACATTGCCTAAATCTGAAATCAGATAAAGCCCATTAGATTCTTCTATTGGTTTCCAATTTTCCATTAGCCCCAAGTATAGATTTTAAATGGTTTCGCATGTTCAAATATGCTTTGCGGCATTGCAGCAGGTTCATCCAATCGGTTACGGAATAACCAGTTTGTTACCATCTTAACGGTTAATAAAAGACTTGCATCATTTTTTGCATTAGTTAAATAAGTTATCCTATGAATACCTGTATAATTTGAGTAAACTGTTTTTTGATCTTGTCCTAATACTTGATAATCTTCATCAGCTAAAACAAGAGCCAACCAATCATTTGTCCCATCTGTATTTTGACCTTGCAAATACTCAACAGTATTAATTTGATCTATTGAATTAAAAGGCAGGATTACAGGATGACATACATCAATAGTTAAAACAACGTCTTTATTTACTAAAGGAAGGTGAGTGTAGTCCTCAACTCTTTTTCGTGCAACTGTAATTAATTCAGTAATTAAATCGTCATAATCTGAACTTGTTACACTCATGTAGGTTTTAGCCTGTTATAATTCAATAGGCTCTGTTCCGTTTTCAGTAATCTTAGTCTCTATGTACCTGTTTTCAGTCATGATCGTAAAAGTAGAATTGATTAAATAGTTTAACAGTTGTACTGTCAACCAAAGAAAACCCGCCTTAGAAAAGGCAGGTTTAACACCTAAACCAACACATGAAGAATTACAAAGACGTTAACCATCTTTCAAATTCATTCAACTTGTTAACGGGGTCAAGTTCCCTACTCCTTAATTTTGCTTTGTCACTTGCTTTTTTGTACTCTTTCTTATCATCTAATCTTTTTATCTCTCTTACCCATGCCTCAACATCATTCCTATCTTCAATATAAATACCTGCTTCACCACAATTCTCTCTTAGTCCTGGCGTACCCGAACTGATTACCGGTATTCCTGAACACATTGCTTCTGTTGCTGTCCTTCCCCATGATTCATACACAGACGGCATAATTAAAAGCCTCGTTTTACGATATATGGGCATTATATCAGGTGTATTCTTTAAAACAGTTACATTCTTTGGCTGATTTAAAAACTGTCCTCTGCCATCGTATGAATAAGAACCTTCAACACCGATAAACTTTTTTTCGGGAAACCTTAAAGCTATTTGCGTTAAAACTTCACCACCTTTATTCCAATCAAGATTTATCAGTGTGATATACTCGCTTTTCTCTGTGTCCTGTTTTACATCATATTGCCTCCAGTCACAAGGGGGTGTTAATACAAATGATTTATTCGGATAGTTTAGTTTCTCCTTTGCCCATTCTGAATTATATACTACAAATACATCAGGATTATCTAAAACAGAATTGTAAGCAATATGAGAATGGACAAAATGAACTACTTTTTTACCTGTCTTTTTACCTAAGTGGATCGCTTCTTTTGTATAATCCAAATGAGTGATAATAACATTGCAAGTCCTTGCCAGATCCTCATGATTTACGTCAGGTGTAAATACCTGCACACCTTCAAACTCATAATTGTTTTTTATCTTGTATTGATTCGCCTGATTTAAAAGAACTCTTACATGATGCCCTTTACTAAGAAGAAATTTATTGATATTATGTGCCATGTATTCAGCACCGCAATTGTGTTTAGGTGGATAGAGGTGTATATCCCAAAGAAATGTCATGTGTTTAATTTAATGGTACAAAAAAGGGGAGGTTACGGCCTCCCCATAAACTAATCATCTATCTTAAACATACAAGAACGCATCAGGACGTAAGTTAGCAAGTGCTACTTCAGCCTCTGCCCTTACGGTAATCAGGTTCTTGGTTACGTTATCAGCATCCTGTTCAAAGAAGTTGATATTTAACCCAGCAGCCTGAACGATCTTCAAACGTGACCAATCTCCCACGAATGTTTTAGTACCAGTCATACCGTTAAGAATCTTAACAGGAATACCGGCCACTGCAACATCACCCATCGGAGTAATTGTAACACCACCTGGAATAGAATAGTCAGCAGGTTTAGTACTTAACAATGTAGCCCAGTTTGCAGCAGTTGTAACGAATGCATTCGGATCGTAATCACGGCCTAACAGAACAGAAGCCCACTCGATCAACTTTTCAGCATACACAGATGCAGAAGTTGAATAAGCAGCAGTAGCAGCCATCAGCGTATTGATAAACTTGTTATCTTCATCACGATAGTAGCTTTCCTGCAATTCAGAAGGAATGAAAGCCTGCATGAATGGAAGATCACGCAACATCTGTTTAGAGATACGTGTGAAACCTGCGATTGTATCAACAGTTACAGTAACCTCTGTGTTATCGAAATCAATTTGCGCCTTTGCACTTCCTTCAGTCTGCACACCAAAAGAACCTTCACCAACAGGTGAATTTTGGCGGTAGAATTTGAAAATACCAGTAGCAGAAGGGATCACTGAAACCAAATCACGGAAATGTACTTTTCTACGGCCTCTTACAGAAGGGGTGAGGTCGTATGTTGCAACGGCTGACCCTGTTAAGTTAGCAGAGATAGTCATATCTCCTACGGTTTTCATTTGGAATGAACCACCGTTCTTTACTGCCTGAATCTTATCGAAATTCTTTTCTACCAGTTCGCCAAATTCACCAGCAAAATCTTTGGCCTTTTGTTCACCATATCCCAAACGGTGGTTTTCTGCTTTAATCTCTGTTATTGCTTCATTCAGCTTATCAACAGTCATTTTAATTTCACCGATTGCAGTATTCTTTTTTTCAAGGGTTGCATTGATCTCGTCAACAGCAGCCTTGTGTTTGGTTGCACTTTCAGCAGCCTCTTTTTTAAGTCCGTCAATCATTGGTTGAACGGCTTCAACAATATCTTTAGTTTCCAACATTGTAATAATTTTTTAATTGTAATAATTGTATTGCCTCTTTCAGTTTTACTAAGTCTTGTGAACTTTCATTCGGCAAGGCAGTTTTCTGTGAAATCTCTTTCGGCAGAAATAAACCTGAAATTTCTTTGAGTTCTAATAATAGAAGGGATTCGTTTTCGCCTGAATATTTACCATCCTGTAAATTCTTGATGATAAATTCCATGTAATCAACGGCAGATTCTTTCTTGTTTGAAAGGAACTCTTTCACAACATTCATAGTAGGGGTGTCAGGCTGTGCGCCCCATAAAACTGTCGAACCTTCCCACACTTGGGCTTCTTTGATTATGTTGTATTTACCGTCCTGTGACTTCTGTTCTGTAACGGTATTGAACCCGATAGAATGTTGGGTAATATCGCCACTTTCGTACAATGGCCATGCTACCTCACGCCAAAGCCATAATTTCTCACGGTAACTATTTTGCCCTACCAAGTATTTACCTTCAACTTGTACTGTGTTGAACTTGCCAAGTGAAGCCCTTAGTTTGCGCTCATGATCTGCTAAGTGCCAAATCTCATTAGTACCGCTCGGGCCACGTTCCTGAATAGACTTTGTAAATGCTGAACTATCGAACACGTCACCATCCCGATCAACAGTGTCCATCTGTGCAAAGGCAATCTTTACAGACTTCTTGGAAGTGTCTACGTCCAATGCCTTTATATCATAAATCTTACGTTGCAACATAGTACCAAATTTCCCCCGTTAGCCACCCTTTTAACTATTTACCGTCAACTATTGCGGATATGTTGGTTTTGTTGTAATTTTGAGGAAACACACTAAACATGGATAAGAAGATAGAAAAAACCATTTATACCAAATGCGGCACATTTACTACTTATGAAAAAGAAGGAAATACTTCTTATACTCCGCCACGTAAAAGCTCACAAATACCATTTGAAGCAGCAGAAAATAAACGGGTTGAAATGTGGGTTGTTATTTCATTTTTAGTTGTATGTGCGATTATTTACGGCATTGTTAGCCTTTTAAATTAACTACATTAAACACTAAACCATGATAGCAGCAAAAGACTTGAGAATAGGTAACTAC